AACACAACCAGGGCATACAGGAAGCCATCCCAGCCCCCAAGCACTGTACCTAAAGCCCCTCCCATGGCAGTAAAAGCAAGCTGTATGTTTTCCCTCATAAACGCATTCCCCCCCCTTTCTTAGTGCGCTTTCTGCAGGGCAGCTTTTGTCTTTACGCCGACAATGCCATCCACGGAAAGTTTTTTTGACTTCTGGAATCCCTTGACAGCCGCCAGTGTCTTGGGGCCAAAATCCCCGTCTACGGTAAGCTTTGCGCCGGATTCATTTAACTCCCACTGCACCCAGCGGACGGCATTCCCTGTCTGCCCTTTCTTCACATTTTTGGCCGGGACGCTGTACGGGTTTGCCTTTTTTACGCCTGCCGTGGCATCTGATGGGGCAGAAGATGAACTTTTATACTCCGGGCGCACGACTGCCAGAATGCTGCCCTGCGCCCTCTTCCTCTGCATTACCTCCCCGCCGTTGCTGTCATTGCCCACTGCGGTATTCCCTTCAATGGTGTTATAGGTGCCGTCTGGATTTTTACTGAGGATAAAGCCGATATGCTGTGCCACGCCGTTGTCATTCCAGTCAAAAATAATAAGATCACCCTTCCTGCCGCTGCTCTTGGGCACCGTCAGTTTTTTCTCTTTTCCCCACTCGTACACTGTCTGGCATCTTGCCGTTTTCTTTCCGTCATAGAACAGTTCCGATGCGCTGCACAGCCGGAAAATATCCCACACAAATGTGCAGCACCATGGGTAATCAAGACCAGAAACCTCCTTCCCATAGTAATCCGTATTAAACACCACCTTATTACTGCCTGCGGGCGATTCCTTTGTCCCAAGGAATGATTTTGCCTTTGTAACCACAGAATCTGCTGTTTTCGCCATAACTAAAACCTCCCTTTCCAATATTTTTTTACATGCCAAAAAGGGATGTGTTTACATCCCCCTGCCACCACTATTTTTTTTAATAAACCAAACCATCCTGCATTCCCTAAAGCGTATAGAACACAAGCCCAAAGGACACGCTGGACAGCACTGTATCCGCAAGCTGGACACCGACACAGTTCGATGTCCCAGGCTTGAGGTAGAACTTGGCAGCGCACCCATTGGCCAGTTCCATGATGAAACCCCTGTCCAACATATCCACCGTTACAATCTTCCACCTGTCATTTTCATTGCGGTCTGAAGCCGTTGTTGCGACAAGGCGCATGATATACATCCCGCTTGACGATAACATCGTGGCAAGCCCAAAGGAAAAGATATCCCCTGTCTTGGACGTCGTAAAGGACGCGCCGACAGCCTGGATGCCGTTTTCCAGAGTAAAATTTATTTCATATACGGGGATTATCCCGCCGGTAACCAGCGAATTGCTCCTGGAGTAATACTCCATTTTCTTCCCGACATTCGGCACATTCCCGGTCGCATTGAAAATGGTCACGCCTGAGAGGATATTCCCTGCCGCGAGGTTGCTGCTTCCCTTCATAACCTGTTTCCCCGAAACATAGCAGCCGGGCTGTACGATAGTCCGGTCTGCTATACCCGGCGTGTAAGTCATTTCCCCTATGCTATTCACCTGCTCTTCAATTGACATGGCCACTACCTTTCCATACCCTGCGTGGTATCCCTCTGGGATAGTGAAACTGGATCCGGCGGCAAGCACCTTGTTGACAATCCCGTTATCCGGCATTGTCCCCTCCACTTCACGCCCAGCATTATCCGATGAGAAAGTCGAGCCTGCCAATACCTGGGACGGCTCCGCATTACCACCCACGCTCTTGATTTTGTAGTCTCCTTTAAAATAACACCTGTCATTGCCATGGAAAACCGTCCGATCCATCATCCCAGGATAAACTGTCATCCCATAGGATGCAGGAAGAGTATCGCCTATAGTCTTATTCCCGCCAAAAGATACCATAAGGAGGTTTTCCTCCCATGTAATGTCTGGGGACAGGGAACGTATCTTCTCCGCCATTTCATCATAGGTGTCATCTGCAGATGCGCCGCCGCCCATATCCGTGATGGCAGATGCAATGGCGCTTTTCCCATCACTGGCAGATTTTTTTAATTCACTGATTTCCCTGTCTATCGTTTCCCTGGCATCCGTCAGTTCCTTAATCCTTAAGTCAATTTCTTCCGCATTGTCATTGAATGTGTCTATATCGTAATAATCTGTTTTCTCCGGCTTTTTAAGTTTTAAGTTTTCTGTATATTTCAAGTGTCCACCTCCATCCTACAGTGCTGCCCCATCCCTCACCTGTTGGTGGGTGTACCCTGCCAGCAGAACATGCGTACACTTGGAAAGTGTCCCGTATGTGCTGTAAAGCAAGGTGACGGAATACGTCATGTTCAGTGGGAGCACATTTTCAAGCAACCCTGCTATGTCCCCACACAAGTTTTTATATTCTGCAGGCACCTTTACGATAACGCCCTGCTCCACCCAATTAAACGAAATCACAAGCCCGTGCGGGCATAATGCGTATAACTTCTTTACAACCACATGATAGGTAAACGGCATATGCTCCGTAACCTTTGCCTGCACCCGGAGCCGTCTTTCCAATAAGGTGTCTGTGTCTGACGGGGAAATATTTAATATCTGCTCCCACCTTGCCGTCTTGGTTTCATCCATTGTCTCCAGAAAAATATCATTGTCCAAAACAGACACAGCAGTATCTAGCTGTGCCTCCTGTTTTTTGTTAACGGCATAAACCTGCCGGATATCCGGTATCTGTGCAATGATTTCCGGTGCTTCAAAGAACATATACTTCCCCCTTTAACGGTATTTGTTCATAGGAGAGCATCACATTGGAATCCATGCCGTTTAGCAGGGTGCTGCTGACATCCAGAACACCCTCCACGGACAGCAGTGCCGCCTCTACCTGCGAGATGCGGACAGTAATGCCCTCATCCTCCATACCCTCCCAGCCTTTCCGCAGGGAAAGCAGATATCCCTCCACCGCAGCCGCTACCCTGCTTGCCGAGGTATCCATGCCATACCCATTATCCCATGTGATTTGTACGGAGACATCTACTGCAACGCCCTCCACAGCCTTAATGATGACATTGTGGCCAATCGGTGCCATCCCGTCCCCTTCGCCCTGCGACTGTTCTGGATCAACAAGCTCCTGCACCTTCGCCACTACATTTTCAGGCGGGATGGAATAGTTCTGGGAAATGACATACACATTAATATAGGAGGAGTCTGCCTCCCTCCTCCTCGGCTTACATCCCCCAATCCCGGTAAGGCCGTTAATGTATTCCCTATAGGCTGCCTTATTCCCACCAAAAGCTTTATTCTGGAATGTCCCCATCACCCTCGCCCGGAACACCTCCACATCCTCATCTGCCACTCCTGCTTCCAATAACTCTGTAATCTCACCGCCCCCATAATCCTCAATATAGTCTGAGGGTTCCAGCTCGCCAAAATTCGTATTGGCTTCCACCCCTGCCGTGGTACAGGCAAGTGCATAGGCAAATCCTCCCAGGCTTTCCTTCACCTCGTAGTCATAATCGCCACAGGCAAGCATCTCCCCTAGCTCTATCTCTTGGGAAAATACGCCTTTCACCACAGGACAGGTGGCATAGTTGTAATCAACTCCACGTTCCTTCGCATAGCGGATGAGGTAATCCAACTCCATTCTGTCCGGGAGCATATTGTCATAAATATCCTCCATGTCAGCATACACTTCCTCCAGTTTCATTGCCTGTCTTGCACAGGAGTTGTAGGCAAGACTGCCCTCGTCCGTCCTCACCTCCGCACCGAAGCCCTCCATCATTTCCTCCATGATATTGTCATACAGCCTATCTTCAAACATATATGCCGTCCACCTCCGTTTCTCCGTAAACCGTCACCAGCGTAAAGGATGCTGTCAGCCTGTCACCTTCAAAATCACAGACTAAATCACGGATGCCCTCAATATCCTCATTGGAACTTAAGGTATCCGTGACCATCCGGCTTACTTCGCTTTCGATATAGTCCGTGTCATATCCATTCCCTATAAGGGATTCCAGCTCCGATCCGTAATCCCACGAATACTGTGGGTAAACATACCTTGGGATATTCAGTGCCAGCCTTGCCCACTGCGCCACGGCATCCAGCCCGGTAATGATGTTCCCGGTAAGGCGGCCGGTGGCAAAGTCGATTTCATAGTCATCCGTCACCTGCCTGTTTTCCGCCAGTTCATCAATATCAATATCCTCGTCCTCCAAGTCAAAAGGGAACATTATATTTCCACCACCTTTGCCACAATGACGTATCTGTCAGAACTGACTTTCTGCACAAGCACGTCATCGCCTTTCTCTAATTTGCCTTTCAGGTGGGAAGACACCAGAAGGTCATCCTCATCCAAAAGAAGGGAGCCAAGACTACACTCCCTTGGGGAAATCATTTCTGCAAGCCGCAGCCCCTCTGGGTTCAATTTCTGCCCTTGCTCCCGCATTAGTTTTAAGATCTTTTCATAGCCATCCATATGCATCTCCTCTTTCACATACTTTGTCAATTCACAGATTCCATCTCATTCTTCCATGCCAGGCTAAGCGTCATGGTGTGTGTGCCTTTCTCAAAGGTATGAGAATCCGAGGTGATGTAAAACTTTCCGCTAAGCCCGGTCGCCTTATCCTGGATCTTGATGGAATATCCTGCCTTTGCCCTGACATCACCGATGGCTGACACGGTCGCCTCTTTTGACACACCCTCTAACATTGCTTTTGCTGCTTTCTTTGCATTGACGTTCTGTTCTTTTGTATAAGCTGCCTGATAAATGCCGTACTTTTTCACCTGCTTTTTATTCTGCACCATCCCCAGCTTCTTTCCCTTCTCCGAATAAATCCGTACCCTGTCAATCATGTTATTCAGCGTGTCGGAATAGGATGCATCGGAAATGTTGTTGTCCTGTGAGAGCGTCACGCCGGAAGCTGTGCCTTTCGTAATTACGGTTACTTTCCTGCCCTGCATGGCGGGCATATATTTCTTTCCCGTATGTGCCTTCGCCTTCCGGTATGCCTTTACCATGATGTCATACACCGCCATATCCTCACAGAACAGTTTCGGTATGGAATACCCTGTCTTGGCAAGGTTTACGGTCTGTATTTTTAAATCGCCGCAAATCTTCCTCACGATATACTCCGCCGTATGCTTCTTAAATTTGTATGTGGCACTACTCCGAAGAAGATATGACATGAAATCATCTGCTGTGTAGGAATACGTTCCTACTTCCGCAGACTTTTCCCTCGTTGTGACGATCCCCACAAAAATCTGTTTGTTGCCATGATAGAGCGCCACCGCATCACCAAGCGCAAGTTTTGGCTTTCCGATATCTGAACGGTATGCATTTGCCGGAAGGGTAAAAGTGATCTGCCTGGAACACTGTGTATCCGTGCCACTCCACGTTAATGTTTCAAAATACAGCTTCTGTTTTTTCCACTTCAAAACCGTGCCCATCTTATCCTCCCTCCTCATATCTTTATGGTCAGTTTCATCCCCACCTTCAGCTTCTTTTTTGTGCCAATCTTCTTTTTGTTCTGGTTATAAATCGCCCGCCAGTTTTCCGTTGTCCCCGTCAGATATTTGCTGACCTTCTGGAGCGTATCGCCCTTCTTGCAGGTATAGGTGCAGGACTTTGTCTTCTTAGAAATCCTTGCACCTGTTTTCAGTGTAATCTTTGTGGAGTTTTTCCCAGCAGAAGATTTCCCGGATGCCGCTTTCCCCGGGCTCCTGTATTCCGTCAGGGTCATGGAATATACCACATCCCCGACCTTATCCTCCTGCCCGTAAGAAAAAGAGGAGATTGTAAAATAGCCGTTGATGCTCGTCCCCGTAATGATCAGATGCACCAACGTATTTTTTTCAAAAAGATCCTGCAGTTTCTTGATATAGTCATACGGCTTTCCCGGAGTACATTGGCAGAAATCATAATGCATATGCGGAAAAAAGGATTCCAGTGTAATCTCATACAACGAACGGACTCCGAGGAGGTTTATATCCCCGAAGTCATGTATGGTTATGGTATTATTATTCTGCGCTGCCGAAATCTCAAAGGACTCCGGCAGCACCGGGAGCTGGATTGCCGACTTGTTGTTATTCCATTTAATATGAATATTCAATCTCCCCACCTCCCAGATTCTGCGAAACCCTCTCTAACCTGTTTGCAAAGGCATCCGCCAGTCTGTCTATATCCGCATCCTCACGGATGATGATCTGGTCTGCCAGCTTTGGCATCTGTACAGTTACTGCAGTTTTTGCCGGTACTCCAACCTGCGGATTCTGTCTCCTACCTTCCTCCCTTGCCATGGCAAGGGACTTATCATGCGGATACACTCTGCTCCCCTTCGGCAGGTCGATTACCTCACCGCCACGCTCCGACACCTGCACAAGACCGCCTTTCCAGTTCTGTGTTCCTTTTGCCAGTCTTGGCAGTGTAACAGGTGGTATGCTTGGGATGGACGGCACACCCACTGCCCCAGTCACCGTATTGATGCCGGATATCAGGGCGTTGACCGCCGTGGTGACACTGTTTACCACAGTTTCCACGGCAAGCGGTATCATATTGAAAATCCCCTTAAAGATTGACACGATGCCATTCCATGCATGCGACCAGTTC